CCATACTTTAACAGATGTTAGGTCATCCCTAACATCTGTTAATCTAATAGTATCATATGGTCTATCTAATACCAACTGTAATGATTTTACGCCTGGGTATAAAAATGCCGCCATGCTTATCCTTTAAATAATAGTTTTAACAACTATTGTTCCTAAAGTACTTGTAGTACTGTAATTACCTTGTCTATCTACTGCTCTGCAAGCTACTCGATAAGTAACTCCGGCTGCTGACAGTCTAGGTCTTGGTTGTTTACGAAGATCAAACCTAGCTATACCGTTAATCTTTATAACTGTAATATTATTTGTTGCTGGATTTGGAACTAATTCCCAGAAGTCTTCTACACCCGTGTCTTTATATAACCTGTACTCATACGTATCAAAGTCAGCTGTTTTTAAAGCAGTGTCTGGTGTTACAACAATATCGGTTTTATCTAAGTCTAAAGTTAATAGTGGTGCTATTGAGCCTGTTAGCGTTTTTCCAGCATTTGTAAAATAGAAAATATCAGACCAGGGTCCTACAATAGTTCCAGATTTATTGCTGTATCTTGCACGTATTTTATAGACACCGCCTGTACCTAATGCATTAACAGTTAAACTGCTAATAGATTTGTCAACACGGTAGAGCTGTGTTAAACTATCGCTTCCAAAATCACTGTTTCCTGGAATAATCTGTGATTCAATTTGTTCTGCCTGAATAGTTAAATCTGCAGGATTCGAAAAACTAACAATTACAACGTTTTGATACGTTCCACCAGAAATAGCTTCACTTAATACACTGTCGCTAGTTACTTGAGCAATTATTGGTGCTTGAGTAATACTGTTTTTAACAATGTCGTTGTTAGCTAAAGTAGTGTTGGGATCGTATGTTAATAATTGTGATAGATCAGCAGTATAAATACTAGGTGCGTAATCAACTAAAGTTAACTTTGCTCCTGTTGAGCTTGTTGGCTCTATATTTAAAACTACTAATTCTTGAGTTTCATACCCGATTTCGCCTAACATAAATAAGTTGTCTGCCTCTAAACTATCGCCTGCAACAATAGGTGCGGACGAACCTAATTTAATAGTACTAACTGTTACTGTGTTACCAGCAGTTAACGTAGGGCTAGTAGCTGCTAAATCTATTGTTTTAGTAGTGCCGTTAGGTTTAGTCTTATCGTTTACTCGAACTAATATTCTGTAGGTTTTTCCATGAGTTAAGCTAACAGGTTCTGTTAGCTCTAATGTAGTGCTATTAACAATAGCTTTTATCCTGCCTGAAGCAACGCCCCATAGCGGAACATCATGGCTTACTTTAACTACATCTCCTCGATTACATACTAAGTACTCGAAGTCAGTATTTATGGTATAGGTTTCAGGGCGTAGTTTTAACTGCGCGTGATGCCATCTAGCCAAGAAGCGTGCTTGGTTAGCATTAGTTACGCCAGGTAAAGTTATACTTTCAAATAGTGTTGCTGCTGTTTTACCGCCAGTACCGTCTTGGTTATACCCATAATTATAAATAATATGCTCAGAAGCCTGATAGGCTTGTTCTTCATCTACAATAGTTACTCGGAAAGCGTGTGGCAGTCTTGGTAATGCTTTTGTAGACTCAAAACCCCAACTATTGTGTGGAGTAAAATATTGAGTAGTATAGGCTCTAGGCTTGTCAACTACAACAGACCATTTACCATCTAAAAATATTGGGCTTCCTAAGCCTGCTGCACAAATATCTCGCAGCATATCCATAACACTCATACTATTAGTAATAATGTTATTATAAGTTAACGGAGCACTAGAAGGATTATTTCCTGCACAGAACTCGTGCCAAGTTTGCAAAGCAGCTAAATCTATTTTAGTAGCCATTTCTGATGCGCTTATCTTATACGCATTAGCTGGGTGCATTAAAACATAAAGAAATAAACTTGCAGGATTATTGGTAGGTCTGCTTAGCCATTTTTGTGTAGCCTTATCCCAGTCTAAACAAATACTTTGAACTAAAGCATTTACTCCATCTACTGAGCCGTTAATTTTATTTGTACTCTGCACACGAATAGCGGTTTTAGCAAGATAAGTTCCTGGTGGATTAACAGCAGGTCTTGTATTGTCAAAGCAAGCCGCTGTAAAAAATATTACTTTGGAATACCTTTGAAAATCACCTTCTTCGGCTGCATCGTCGTCTGTGCGTCGGCATCTAACAGCATATCGTGCTTTAGGTAGTTGAGTAAAATACTGTGTGTATCCAAAAGCGTCTTTTCGAGATTTAGATACTCCGGACGTTCCAAATACTATTTCTGTATGTGTTGTAGCTACAGTATTTAGACCAGACTTGGTAAAAGTTATTCTAACTGCAGTAGCCATGTCACGACCGCCTTCGTTACCACCAACTAATTTAACAGTGTGGTTGCCAGCTTGAATGTATACATTACTTGTAACAGTTTCACCCCAACTATTCATAGGCATAGTTACTATTAGTTTATCGTCAATGTAAACGCCGCCAGTATCGTCTGCAGCAGCTTCAATGTCATAGTATCCCGTCTGAGGGAAGTTAACTGTTTTAGTTATATTTAAAATATCTGAGGAGTTACCAGCATGGTTTGTAGGACGTATGCCGTAAAGTTGTAAAAAACTGCTCCAACCGCCATATTTAGCAAAAGTGCTATTTACACCCGTGTATTGTGTAGAATTAAATATTTCTACTGGAGTAGCTGCTGAAGCCGTTACTTGTCCAGGAAGACTAGTATCGTTCCAGACTTTACCTGCTTGAATAGCAATTTTAGTAGCAATTAAGGTTGTTTGATCTGTAACCCCATCACCACTACCAACTTGAACAGTTTCTGTTATGGGCGTAGGTGTTAACTCTAATCCATTATAACCGACATAACTACTTAAATGTGATGTAACAGGCGTGATTATGCCTGTGTTAGTCATAACCACAGTGTAAAGCTTTAATGCATTAGGAGGTATCTGTGGTAAATAGTTATATGTACCTCCGTCCCCTATAAGACTTGCATAACTTCCTGATTTATATTCTGCTATCATTGTAGCACTGGGAGGGCCGTTTAAAACATCTGTTGCAGCACCGTTATAACGTTGTACGCCTCCGCCTGGAAGCATTGCAAAAACTATGTATTGGTATAAACTAACATTTTCCCACTCGTTACTAACAGTATTAAATCGATTTACTGTACCTGGTCTAGTAAGCGTTGTTGTGTAAGCGTTTGAATTAAGTTGATTAGAATTATAAGCACCCAAAGAATATGCGGCAGTATCTTCGAAATCCCAAGTAGTACCATTATATTTACCAAGCTGAATTTGGACTCCAGCAGTAGCTGGCGTAACTTTTCCGTCTTTTTTATTAATAGTTCGCATACCTACTGGAAAGGTAAATGCTACGTCAACACGTGTTGACTGTTGATTAAAATAAATATACTGCCAAGGATTTCCGTCTGTGGCATTATTAACAAGTTCAACAGATTTTGCAGGAGCTTGCTCTACATCAGAACCGTAAAGAGCATTAAACGCTGTTTGATCCTCTTCTGGACGCCCGTATAGCGTTTCCGGCTTAGGTAAGGACATAGCCAAACCTTCATATAAATTTTCAAGGCGGTTTGCGCCAACAGAGATATCATTGATTGAAAGCGGACCAAAACCCCAAGTAACCAGTAGGTTTAAAAGGGTTGTATCTGACATAGTTTCAATATAAGGCGATGCAGCTAACATTGCTGTCATTCTAACTTTGCCTAAAACAACGGGTATCGGCCCAAATTTATTTGCTTGATTGCTTGTACCTGAAAATAGGTTTAAAGCATTAGGAGAGCCAGGATCATTAGTTGTAGGCTGACGTACAGGCATAATTGCATTTACCAGTGCAACACCTGTTGCGGAGATAGCCAGGGTAGCAGCAGTGGCTTTCCAACCTGTTAGCTGTAATCCTGATATTCCAAGTTCTTTAATACCCTCGCCTGCTAATTCTGGTGCTATGATAACAATTGCAATAATAAGCAACAGTTTAAACGTATCGCGACCTTGCGGTACTGCTCTATACGCAATAGCTTGTCCTGCTTTTACAACTGTAGTTGCCCAGTTTTCTTTGGCAATTGGAACGCCATCAACTACAATTACTAATCTATCTGTATACTCTGAGCTAAGATGATATTTGCTTTGTACAAATAGTGCAAAGTCTTCGACAGTTGTACCTGCAACTGTCCACTCGCGATATACGTTTGTTTTTAGTGGGTGAGGCCTGCCTACAACTTCGATTTGTGTATTTTCGCTGTATTTGTAAATGCCTTCTAAACGTTTGTTCCACTTAATATTAGCCAGTGATTCAACAACACTGTCGCGACCTTCGCGGCAGTGCAAAAATTTGTTGTTACCTACGTAGATGCCAACGTGTGCGGGCTCTCCATAAATATTAAATAATACTACGTCACCTGGTGCAGGAGTAGTAGTTTTGTTCCACGAGTCCTTATAAAGACTAATAGCCCTTGTGACGTTAGTGTCATAAGGGCCAGTATATTCGTCAACATAGCTTGGTAGATCAATATTTAATTCTTCTTTGTAGTAAAGACGAACAAGTCCCCAGCAATCTATTCCATCAATATCTCTGCCGTTATCTTTGTAACGCAGACCAATATATTTATCATAGTTCATTAAAATAGTCCTGGAAAGTAACCAGGTGTAAAGTTATAACAAGGAAATGGCTCCCTGCTTAGATTAATCATATCTAAGCTTAAGCTAATTTTGTCTGCGTCATAACTTACACTGGTAATATAAAAATCTGCGAAACTAGCTTCAACAGTGTCGGGTGAGCCAGATAGTACTAGCTCTATTAGTATTTTTGTTGGTTTTGTGAGAGTATTGCGAATTTGGGCAATAAGATCAGGCGAAGCAAAGTTTAAAGTTATGCTGCATTGACCAACGCCTGCTTCTTGTTCACCTGGTAACGCTATTTCCATTGGTAAAAAATAGTAATCATTGCCTCGACTCGTTACACCATACACTATTTCAAGCTCAGTAGTTAAAGCTGGTAATCTACCAGTAAAACTATCGGCGATACGTCCAACGACTGCTATGTTATTTACTGGATCAAAAACAGTTAAAAGCATAATTATTGCTTGATCTGTTTCCGAGCCATACATTGCTCGTATGGCTTGTGGAGACAATCGGGTTAAGC